CGTCAAAAGCGAAACAGCTCCAAGCGCTAATACAGCTGCAAGGGTCGGTGGGTTGCTTGAAGATTTTGCTGATAGCGTTACTCTTAATGGGGAAAGAGGATTTGCTAATCTATATTTAGACACACCAACTGGTTACACCCCAAATACTTCTACTGAAGTCGTCGTTGACATAACGATGCAAAATGGAGCAAGCGCTGGAAGTTGAGGGCATAAGTTTCCTGAGCTGGTATTGAAAACCACAAAGGAGCAGTACCTTCTGCTTCGGTACGAATCGTAATCGTTAGCTCAACAGTTGGCTTAATCATCGCTATGGGACAGTTACATCTTCGTTAACCAAAAAGGTCCCGTATAGCCAAGTCTGAACAAAGCTATCTGAGACTCTTGTGGCTTGAAGGTCATACACATACAGACCAGAGTTCACAGCAGCCATTGTGGTTGAAGTCACGGTGACATTCAGTACGCCACTTGCATTCCCAGCAAAGACAAAACCAGTTGCGTTTGTAGGAATTACAGCCGTACCAGTAGCCGTGTCAGTTTCACGAACCTCCATCTTATAGGTGAAGGCAGAACCAGAAACATTCACCACCGCACCAGAGCTGTTTCTCACATTGAGAACCATCTTGAACGTGTCTCCACGTCTGCAAACGATGTCAACCCTTTGGGATTGGTCTAGTCTTAATGTGCTCATACTAAGCTTGTTGTGGGGTTTCTTGCTGGCCTCCAAAGATACTATTCATCAGCTCCTCATCTGCAGACATCAACTCGCCTCTCTCACCCTTTCTTTGGCTGATTAGCTTAGACTGCTCAACAGCTTGAGCCTTGACACGCTCGTCTTTTGCTTTCTCCTTCTTGTCTTCGAGCTGTTCCCTAAACATCTTATCACCATCCGAAACCATATTCCGCATTTCTGCCTCCAGCTTCGCTAGTTCCATCTTGAGCATATACTCAGTCTGCAACAATTGTGACTTGGATTGCGTCTCCAGCTGTATCTTCTGAGCCTCCAGCTGTGCTTGGGCTTGCAGTTCCTGAATCTTAGCTTGCGATGTCACCATAGCCGTCTGCTGGTTGGCCTGGGCTTGCATTTGACTATTTTGAGCAGCTAACTCTTGGTTTTGCCGAATTCTCTTCTTTCTCCTGACAAGTAGAAGTCTTTCAGCTTGGTCTACGTCCTTCAGCTTGCGGATAGCCATAGCGTCCTCAAGGTCTATCTCCTTTTGAGACAAGGATGCTTGAATGTTCGCCTCAAGGTAAGCCTTGTCAACGTCGTTCATCTCTGTAACCACCTTGACACCGAAGTTGTACATCGGTAGGTCAGCAAAGGAGGATAGCACCTCCATATTAGCCTTCCCGATAGCGTTCTCGTAAACCCTGTAGATGACAGCATCCGTTGGGAGAATCTGGAGGCACTTGATGATGTCCTCGCAGACCTTCTTGAACAGAACCATTGACGAATGCGTGATGTCGTAGGTGGCGTTATTGGAAGCGTCAATCGCTTGCTGACGAACCCCGACAAGTGCATCGCCCTTGGGGGTTGAACCATCCACGACCTCGTTGATACCCGTGGCATCACGAATCATTCGTAGGTAGTGGTTGTAAAGAGACACAAGTTCGTTAATGTTCCGAATCTGGTTCTCAATCGAACGGATAGGTGGGTTCTGAAATCCGCCCTCTGGGTTCTTAGAACGATAGTAGAATACACCCGTCTGCTCGTAGATGTCCTGAATCTGCAGGGGCTGTAGGTCTCCACCTTGCCCTAGCTGCACATTCTCAAGACCCTCAATGTCAATGATAAGACCATCAGGCTTTGCCTTTGCAATGGACTGCTGAATCTTCAAGTGCGTAATCTGAAGCTGGTCAGCGAAGCCAATCACCGAAGCAACCATTGACTTGGGTTGAAGCCTACGCATATTCACAGCTATAGGGCTGTAGGACATACGTGCCCTTGTGATGTCGTGGATATTCTTCGGTACGTTCTTCTTCATCCCGTACCCGTATAGCATATCTGTTCCGAGTACGTAGGAACCACCGTAAACCGTAGCGTAGGACATCTTAAAAGGCTTCCTATCGTATACGCTCTCACGGGGAGGTGTGTACATAGCCCCCTTGTAGTAGAACCCTACGTTCCCAAACTTAGACTCCTTGCTCTCGTAGTAAACATCATCAACAGACATAAACTCAAAGTCAAGGATTTCAATGATGTACTCATCGTAACCGTAGGTCATCCGATTGGTGTACCTATCGTAGTTAGAGTAACCCATTCTGCCTGGGTTGTTGGAGTACTTGTATTGAACATCTCTAGCAATCTTCTCGTACTGCTCCTCCGTAAGCTCATCCCCTGCAATCCTCTTGAGCTCCTGAATGCTAATCCTTTTAATGTGACCAGCATAGGTCAAGTCAGCCATATTGGGGTCCTCCGTGTAGGAGTGAACGAAATAGGATGGGTCAACGTAGTTAGCGACAATCCCGTAATTAGGGTCGTTCTCACGCTTGACAACAGCCATCCCTAGCGACACGAGGTCGTTTACGCAGCGCCTAAAGGTCCCGTCGTTAAAGTCGTTCCACTCAAGAGTCAGGTTGGTTGCAATCTGTGAGGCTATCTCTGCGTTGGTCTTGATGTTGCTTTCAAGGAAGATTTCAGCCTCCTCTGGGGTTTCTGGGATTTTGTTTGTATCCACCCCTGTATTCACCCCCGCTTGATTCGCCATCTCAATCAGCTCCTTGTTCTTCACTTGGAACTTAACCTCGGCCTTCTTCTTCTCTTTCTCTGAAATGGATAGAGGGTCAACAGCCTCTACATTCGGGTAGGGCTTGCGACCTAGAATCTTGTTTACAACGATGCGAACGAACTTAGGGACGATGGGGACTGGCGACCAGTCGATGTTAATCAAAGAGCCGTCCCCGTTGTTGGGGTCTAGCGACGTTAGAATCTGCTTGTATACGGTGACATCTTGCGTCCCGTTGGCGTAATCCCTGTTCCTTTCAAACTCCCCGTATCGCCTTGCAAATGCGCTCTGCACATCGTCGGTCCGACCCCATTGGCTTTCAATAGCCTTTGCGTATTTCAACCCATACTCCTTGGTCTGCTTTGACTCCGTAGAAGCCAGCGGATTAGGGAAATTCCCGCTAGGGAAGTTTATATTTTTAGCCATTCCTTTCGATTGGTCAATTTGGCTACAAATATACTCAAAAATGGCTGACTATAAGCGAGTTATGGGTTTGTGCTTCCTGAAGAAGACCTTATTTGACAAATCGGCTTTTACCTTGGCGACTTTATACTTCTGAGCTGCCAAAAGGGCAAGACCTGCAGATATCGTTAAGTCGTACTTGGTTCTGTCATCCACCTTGAAGTTAATCCAGTCCTCAAGGGTTCTCTCCAGATACATCTTCCCGTAGTTCCCTGAGTCGTCGTTGATGCCTACGTGCTCGTGAATATAGGACTCAATGGCCTGTGCGTGAGCCTGGATAACATCCTGACTATTAGAGGGAATGCCCTTGGTTTTTATATTTGCATTACTATGTGGAGCCCTGAGATGTTCTGGTCGGTCGAGGATAAACCCGTCGTAACCTCTTGCCTCAAAGTATCGGACAATCCCGTATTTATTGTTTTCAATGAGAAGTGGGTATCCGAAGAATACGGCAGCTTGGAGAACGTCCTCATAGAAAATCCTCGCAAGAGGTGGCCTCTCTGCGTATTCGGCAACAAACAGATTGGATGGGTGCTCAATGTTGAATTTGTTGAATAGGTGGCAAGCCCCCTTGGAGCCCCTCCCGTCCATCGTATTGTCAATATCGTAGGAGTCAACTCCCCCACAGCCTAGGAACTCATTGCCTGGGAACCACTTCCCGTTCCTCGTAACCTTGTTGTTCCTTAGATGCTCTGGAGGTAACCAAGATATGCGCCACTTCCCGTTATCGCTTGCAGACCAAAGCACCTCGCTGTCCTGTCTCCCGTCCTTCCCTACGAAGTTACCCCTCACCACAGCAAAAGGGTATAGCTCCCTATTGTACTGCAGCTGCTCGTAAATCTTACCAATGTTGAAGTGAGAGGACTTTGTGGACTCCCTAAAGGCCTCGTCAATGGTCCAAGGGAACTGCCTGATGACCTCGTTCAACTCGTAGCCATCCTTGTTCAGAGCCTTCCTCTCGTTGGACAAATAAGCCTTTGCGCCTATCTTCACGAAGTCCCCATCCATCGTCCTGATGGCGTGCTTGGGGTTCTCAATGATAGGCATCCCGTATGGGTCAAAGAAGCCTTCTAAGGCCTCGTAAGCGGGGATAAAGATGCGGTAGAGCCCAGACCTAGTCCTCCCGTTTTCGTTGCGTTCTAGAGGGTCTGAGTCGTTGTAGAGCTTACGGAAGTTTGCACCACCCTTGTCCAGCTGGTTAACCGTGCTACCCACTAGGGCTTTACCGACAACCTTCTTACCGACGATAAGACAGGTTCTGTGGATTCGCCAAACCTCGGTGATATCCATTGGCTTCTCCCATTTCCCTGCCTCATCCAAGTACAACAGATGGAGCTTTTCACCATCGTAAGCGTTTGATGTGGTGTTTTTCCAGTTAATCACCGTATCCAAGGCTTCTGTCTTGCCAATCGTCTTGTTGGTCTTCGTGATTCGTCTGGCTGGCTCCCTAAAGGCTAACTCCATCCTCGGATTGGTTGTACCATCCTGAATGGGCTTGAAGAAGAATGGGTAGCTCCTGTACATCGGGAGGATTTTCTTCATAAAGATGTTCTCCTGAGCGTCGTTACCAGTCTTGGACATAATGCCAAGCACTTTATTGGAGACCGAAGTTCCTTTATTGACCGTAATAGCCGAACTGATGTTCGTATATCCGCTACGACGGCACTTGACGTACACCTGACCTAGGCATCTAGGGTCCACAAAGCACGCTTCAGCGTGGATAAACAGCTTTCTCTGGAAGTCTAGGTAACCCCCGTAGCCAATATCCATCTGGCTCCACTGCAGAAGCATATAGTGGTCCCCTGTAATGTAGGTGGGTTCCCCGTTGTTGTAGAACCAAACCCCGTTTCTGCGCCTTTCAAACTCCTGTTTGATGTAAGGGGAATACTTTTCCTTAAACTCCTTGGGTTGCTGGTTCCACTCGTCCATCGAGCGAATCTTCTCAAGTTCCCTAGGAACCTCTAATCGATTCCATTTCTGGTCTTTTTGCGGAAGATTCCGAAATAGAATCCTACTTTTTTCAATCTGTTTAGGTAGTTGGATGAATAGACCGTCAATCTCAACGACTTGCCCATCCGTGTCGTCAGGACAAATGTTGATGACAGGCTCCTTGAAGCCCTTGACGTTCTTTAATCCAGCCATTACTTAGCAAATTCCTCTGCAAAGCCACTTGAGTAGTCGGCCTCCTGTCCAATCTCCCCGTCATCCTTGAGCGATGCAATCATCTCCTCAATCTTCTGCCTCTCTTGCAGCAACTCCCTAGCATCTGCAACCGTTTGCTTGATAGCCGATAGCTCGGCTTTCCTTGCTGCCCCAACAAGCTCCTGTGGAATGGGCTTACGCACCTCTTCGATAAGATTGGTGATGGCGTGCTCCATCGATATCAGAAGCTGTTGGGCAGCCTCAATGGTGGAAAATTTAGGACTTTTCGACATAAAGGATATCGTCTATACGCATTCTGTAAACCGTCTCCCCATCAAGCTCCATCTCGTAGTCTGCATTTGTTGCGAAGTAAACCTTGTCTCCTTTCTTGATTCCTTCCCTGTCAAGCTCGTCGGATTCGTACAGAATCGTTGCTACGTTCTTCTTAACAGATGGTCCTAGAAGCATAATCCCGCTTTTGGTCTTCTCCCCTTCCTCTTTCTCAATCCCCACAAACACCCAGTTCGAGAAGAGCCTTATCTCCCCGTCACGCTTGTAGGCATAGGCTTGCGTAGCGTGACCCCCGTGCTCGTTGTAGCGAACAAGGTATAGGTTCTTGCCTATCTCAGCCCTTGCGTCTAGAACGACGTGGTGGTGGAAATAAAGCGTATCCCCGACCTGAACAGGGGTCTTGTATTTGAGAGGAACAGCAACGACCTCCCCGTAGCAATATCGGTTCTCGAACTCTCTGAACTTGCTTTCAAGGTAGAGCTCTTTCCCAGCCACGGTGATGGTGTCCTTGAACTTCTTTGGTAGCTTCACCAAGAAGTCGTGCACAGGGGTCATCTTAGAACTTGCAGTCATATTCAACGATTACAGGCATATTCTTGATGGATTTCCAGTGAAGGGTTCCTTCGGTGTTTTCAATAAACACCTCAAAGCGGTCCCCTTCGTCGTTCTCAACGATGGCTACGACCTGACCGCCACCAGCTGGCATACCGATAAAGTAGGCCATAGCGTCCTTGGGGTTTACACCAATAATAATCTTGCGTATCATCTTAGTTTAGGTTAATCCAGTCTTGGGCAGTTGTTGTGCCCTTCTCTGGTGGGGTGTTCTTTAGGATACGGGTTTTCCGCTCCTTGTCCATCTCAGAGCTGTGAGCGTAATAGACGTTGTCTAGAATCTCTTCAAGCTCATCGCAGTCTGACACATTGGTCCCGTAGAACACGTCAATCTTGGATTCGTCCTCCTCGTGGCTATTTAATAGCGAACTGAGCGTTTCGTCTTGGTCCTCCTCATCGAAATCGATGTCCTTGATACCAATGGCTGTGACGTAGAAAGAGCCTGGACCAGCCCCGTACTTAATGAGCAATGACTGGATTTGACTGTTGAGGGACTTGAATTCTTTGGAGAACTCCTTTACTTGTTTCTTATTCATATGAATTAAATTTGCACAAATATACTTCAATAAATGGCGACCCATAAAACACCCAAGCCCCAGAAGAAGGGGACTGTGCTTGTAATACGAGAATTCAGGAAAGAGGAGAAGAACAAGATAGGTAAGAACTACCTCAAGTACCTCCGTATGGCGATGAAGGACATCACTAGCAACGAGGAGCTTCTGCGTATGGATATCGAACTTCTATTGTTCATATACGACCTAGAGTTCTTCAGTGCTAAGTATGCAGCTGAACAGCTTGGATATAAGAACTCCAACGACTTCAGGAAGGACTACATCGAGCGATTAATCCACAGGGGTCTTGTTATCCCCTATATCCACCACGGGAACATCTCCAACGAGGATAGGCAAAGGTTTGGGATATCAAGCAAGGAGAAGTACAGGACGAGGTATGCAATCACCCAAAAGGCACGATTGATTATCCAAAGACTCTACAATAAGCTTGAGGGGAGAATCCCCATCTTTATCAATGACGAGAAATAACCTTGAAAGGCATCTCTAGGGATGCCCCTTCGTGGGGTTTGAACTCCCCATCGTGCTTCATTAGGAAGAAGCGTCCCCCTTTGTTCATCCAGTGGTAGCCTTCTGGGGCCTTCACCATTATCTTGCTTGGCTTCTTGCTTGCTTTCACTACAAAGTGGTTATTGATTGAAGTGAAGGTGAGCCGTCTGTTGTGGTGTTCGGTAGTCTAGTTTGGTAGATTGATGCGGCACGGATGCGGTCGTTGAGTGGGCCATAACTTGCGTTAGATAGAACGCATTGAGTCAATGCTGTTGCAGGGTAGTCTGTTGAATTCGCTGATGTCCCCGCACTAACTCCGTCAATGTAAAGTGCGTAGTCTGCATTTTTATAGGCAAGTGCTATCTTATGCGTACCAAGTGCAACTGGACTACTTGTTATAATGCTTGCAATAGGTGCGCCTGATCTCCTTATTTGAGCCCTTATTGTGAAATTTGCTAACCTTATTATGCTTATAAAGTCTGAAGTATCGCCATCATCTATTGCGAAAATAGCAGTAACTGCGGAATTTCTCAAATCAACCTCCGCATAGTGTGGTGGTTTATAGGTTCAAAGTTATGCGATGACCGTCAGTATTTGGTAGTATTCAAAGAAGTATTCGGTGCGCTCTTTGAGACCGTGCGTTCCTCCATTCACCTTGAGCGTGACCTTTTCTACGACCTCTTCGGTTGCTCCGAGGTCGGCCACCGCGTTGATTTTCCTGCTATTCCAATAGAACCCGGCAGAGAGCATCGCGTACCTGGAAGACACCAAGTCGGGGTTGTCAAGGAGGTCTTCGGGGACGATTTTATCAAGTTCGGCATAGTTGGCCTTCCCGGTAGTTTGGATGTAACCACGGCCCCTAAACTTCCATCCATCGGTGATTTCGGCATTGCCCAAGCGACCGCCATAGACCTTGTTGGCTATAGCTTCGGGGTTGCGGGCGTACAGTTTAGCCGTTCGGTCGTTGAAGTGCCTCTTGAAGGTCTTTAGAAGCCCTTGAGCGGAGTAGTTTAGGTTCTCCCGCGTTACAAGGAATCGGCCCGATTCGTGGGCGCATTGAGCAAGGAAATGAGCGAGGCGAAGGGGGGTGTTTATGCTGTACCTATCCTGCACATCGCTGAGTTGGTCTAAGACGTGCCGGGGGATGGATGGGTAGAGGCCATCAAGATTCATCGTCCACCTTCTTATGGAGGCGTTCGCTGATAGTTTCCACGAGCCTTAGACCGCTGAATCCTACGATGAAGGCCATTGCGAATTTGGCTGACTCAAGTTCAACGCCAAGGAAGTTCACGGCAAGGGGGGTAATGTAATTAGCAGACAATGTTCCTGCGAGGATGGAGAACATCTGGGTGCGAATGGACGCTCCCTTTTGCTTTCCAACGAGGAGGAGGCTTCCGAAGAAACCGCCTACGGACATCCCGACATTAATGCCGAGTTCCATCATCATCTGCTTGAGT